ACGTAGTTTAAAAACATCAGAAAAAAAGAAAAATGAGATTGATCAGATGAAAAGTGATATTCAAGATATCAAAGATGTACTGAAAGATTTGAAGGAGGGGATTAACTTAGTCATAAATAGTAAATAATATAGTATTGTTAAATAGATGGCTGTATATGTATCGAATATTGTAATCAATTCAGGCACAACTTTCTCAGAAACATTTACTTTGGAGTCTGCTACAACTAATTCAGCGTTTAATTTAACTGGATATACTGGTGCTGCTCAGATGAGAAAGCATGCTGGTAGTTCAACATCAACTGTTTTTTCAGTTGATTTTCAAGATCCACTTTCTTCTGGACAAATTATACTAGGTCTCACTGCAACTCAAACTGCTGCATTAAAATCTGGTCGTTACGTGTATGATATTGTTATAACCTCTGGGTCAAATAAACAAACGGTCGTTGAAGGGAATGTGTTGGTTCGAGAAGGAGTAACCCGTTAATGGCAGACATTAAAGTCCGTGTTGGTGGAGATAGTATCAAAGCCCGTGTTGGACAAAAAAATGTTGTTAAAGTTATTGCTGCCGCGTCAGGTGGAGCGATAAGTGCTGATACTGCCATAAATGTAATTGGTGGTATTGCTTCCGTCTCTCAACTTTCGGTGGGTGAAGCGCCTGGAATGGCAGGTGTCTCTACTTTTTTTGGAGAGGCATTCTTTAAAAATCAATTATCTGTTGATGGTATAACAACCCTTAACGGAATTACAACAATCACTGCGCCAACATTATTTACAAAACAACTAAATATTGCAGGTGTTTCTTCATTTATCGGAATTGTCACAACTGGAAGCGACCTATTTGTTGGTGGTGATCTGTATGTTGGAGATGATTTAAGATTTGACGAATTCAATGCCAGAAATGGAAACATAACTGGTATTTTAACCGCTGCGACATCTAATGTTACCAACAACTTTACTGTAGGTGGAACTGCAGATATTACAAGTGCATTAACTGTTGGCGCAAACGCGGATATTACTGGAACACTCACTGCTGGATTGATAGATGGAGGCTCGTATTAGAAATGGCAAAACCAAGTAGTAGACAAGGATTAATAGATTACTCTTTAAGGAGATTAGGTGCTCCTGTGCTGGAAATAAATGTAGATGATGATCAAATAGACGATTTAGTTGACGATGCTCTTCAAATATTTAATGAGCGTCATTTTGATGGTGTTGAGAGAATGTATTTAAAATATAAATTTACACAAAATGATATTGACAGAGGAAAAGCAAACGGAACATCGGGTGTTGGAATTGTAACAACTTCAGGAATATCAACAACTGTGAGTGGTATGGCCAACACGACAAATAATTTTTATGAAAATTCTAATTTTATTCAAGTCCCAGATTCTGTGATAGGTGTTGAAAAAATATTTAAATTTGATACTAGCACAATATCTGGTGGTATGTTTAGTATTAAATATCAATTGTTCTTAAATGATCTTTATCGTTTTAATTCTGTTGAATTATTACAATATTCAATGACAAAAACATATCTTGAAGATATTGATTTCTTATTAACACCAGAGAAACAGGTAAGATTTAATAAGAGACAGAATCGTTTATACTTAGATATGGATTATACTGCGATTGAAGTAGATGATTTTATAGTTATTGATTGCCAAAGAATTTTAGATCCAAATACTTTTACAGGTGTATATAATGATAGTTTCTTAAAACTTTATCTAACTGCACTTATCAAAAGGCAATGGGGACAAAACTTGATGAAGTTTAGAGGAGTAAAACTAGCAGGTGGTATTGAATTAAATGGTAGAGAAATTTATGAAGATGGTGAAAGAGATTTAGAAAATGTTCGACAAAGAATGCAACTTGAATATGAAACACCACCTCTTGATTTTATTGGTTGATGACACATGGCATTAAATCCCTTTTTTCTACAAGGATCACCTAGCGAGCAAAGACTTGTTCAGAGTTTAATTAATGAACAGTTGCAAATTTATGGTGTAGAAGTAATTTATCTACCAAGAAAAATATTATCTAAGGATGAAATTTTAACAGAAGTTCAGTCATCTACATTCAATGATAATTATGCAATTGAAGCATATGTAAACACTTATGAGGGATACACCGGTGCTGGTGATATCATGACTAAATTTGGAATGAGTTTAAAAGATGAATTAACAGTTACAATATCAAAAGAGAGATTTGAAGATTTTATAAGTTCATTTTTGGCAGATATGCCAGCAAGTGAAAGAGAAGTTGCGACAAGACCTTGTGAAGGGGATTTAATATTTTTTCCATTAGGGCAAAGAATATTTGAAATTAAATTTGTAGAACATGAGCAACCTTTCTATCAGTTAGGAAAGAATTATGTTTATCAACTGAAGTGTGAACTATTCGAACTTGAAGATGAACTCAGTAATATATCAGGTGATGCAATTGAAAATCTTACAGAGGATATTGATGACTCAACCTCCGAGTTTGGTTATATTACAAGTTTATCAATGGTATCAGTTGGTAAGACAGCAAGTTTAGGTGTAAGTACAGTCACTGGTTATGTAAGAAAAATTGAACTCACAAATGATGGTTTCGGTTACAGTAAAATTCCAACTGTAAACATAACTGCTGCCCCTGCTGGTGGTGTTAGTGCAACTGCTGTAGCGATTACCACATCTGTTGGTGATGTAGTTTCTGTTAAGGAAATTTTAATGGTAAATCCAGGATCTGGATATACAGTCGCACCAACTATTAATATAGTAAGTGTAGTGTCAACAATTACAGGTATAGGGTCTACAACATTTGGAGTCGGTGCTGCAGCAACTTCTATTCTTGTAACCAATTCTGCAGGTATCGGATCTATTTCAATATCTGATAATGGAGATGGGTATACATCTACTTCATCACCAACTATCACAATCGCGGAACCACCATCTGGTGTTGGAACTGCAACAGGTGTTGTACAAGTTGATGCTGAAAATAACAATATCTCTAGAGTGTTAATTTCGGATGCTGGTATTGGTTACACCTCAAATCCTCTTATCACAATATCCGATCCAGCGATTATAACTGGTATTGGAACATATACCTTTGGTGAACTCGTGGTTGGTTCAATATCTGGGGCACAAGGAAGAGTTAAAAAATGGGATTTGGATGATAAAATTCTTAATTTGGGAACAACAAACAAAGACTTTATACCTGGTGAAGTTGGAATTGGAACAGATTCAAATGCTAGATATGCTATTGATAGAATCATATCTGATGGTTTTAATGATAAATATGATAAGGGAACTGAAATTGAGACCGCAGCAGACGATATAATCGATTTTTCAGAAGGCAATCCATTTGGTACATTTTAATGTTAGGAACTTATTACTATCATGAGATTATAAGAAAGACGATCATATCGTTTGGAACTTTGTTTAATGATATAAACATTCGACACGATGGGTCTGATGGTAATACTTTCAGTGAAATGAAAGTGCCATTGGCATATGGTCCTTCTCAAAAATTTCTTTCAAGATTAGAACAACAAGCAGATTTAAATAAACCTGTTGCAATTACATTACCAAGAATGTCATTTGAGATGACATCGATACAATATGATTCGGCAAGAAAACTTGGTGTTACGCAAACATTTAAAGCATCTGATGGCACTAATTTGAAAAAAGTTTTTATGCCTGTGCCATATAATATTGGTTTTGAACTAAATGTTCTTGCAAAATTAAATGATGATGCATTACAGATTGTAGAGCAGATATTACCATTCTTTCAACCATCTTTTAATTTAACGATTGATTTAGTAAGTGCAATTGGTGAAAAAAGAGATATACCAATCATATTAGACTCAATGAATTTTCAAGATGATTATGAAGGAGATTTTGCAACAAGAAGGGCATTAATATATACATTAGGATTTACAGCAAAGACTTACTTGTTCGGACCTGTACCATCATCATCATCAGGTCTCATCAAAAAGGTTCAAGTTGATATTGCTGCTAATACAGATACAAGAACTGCAAAACGTGAAATGAGATACACTGTTGAACCAGATCCTACAACTGCAGGTCCAGATGATGACTTTGGATTTAGTGAAACTACTTCATTCTTCTCTGATGGTAAGACTTATAGTCCTACGCAACAAAAAGATGTTTAATTATGAATAATCAAAACTCTGAAAACGAAATAGTAAATATAGATGCAACTCCTGTTGATAAGGGTCAGTTGCAGAAAGTTGAAGATGTAGAAAAAGATTATTCATATACAAGAGGTCAATTATATTCATTAATTGAAAAAGGACAAGAAGCAATCAATGGTATAATGGAACTTGCTGGTGAAAGTGCAAGTCCAAGAGCATATGAAGTTGCAGGACAATTAATTAAATCGGTTGCAGATACGACTGATAAGTTAGTTGACTTACAGAAGAAAGTTAAAGAATTAGATGAAGATTCACCCAAAAGTCCAAACAGTGTCACGAATAATGCTTTATTTGTAGGATCAACATCTGAGTTATCGAAGATGCTCAAAAAGGGTTTTCTAAATAATAACGAGTCTAACGAAGCTAAATAATATGAAGAAATGTAAACAAGGCTACTATTATTGTAACACTGATAAGAAGTGTAAGAAGATTCCTATGGGATATCGAGTCGGTTATGGTGGTTATCTCAGGAGAGACGACGAAAAAAATGGTAATGGCAAATCTAACGGAAGTTCTAACGGAAATGGGAACGGTGGGAATGGTAATGGAAATGGTAACGGTAGCTCTGGTGGTAATGGTGGTGGTAATGGCTCAGGCGGGGGCGGAGTAGGAGAAAATGTAGAGATAAAAACTGCGAATGGTGATTTGTATGCAACTATCATTGATATAATAAGTGGTGAGAATATGAAACCAACTCTTGATTCAAATGGAGTTTGGAATGGTAATAAAATTGTAGAAAAAAATGATGAGGATCATGAGTATGAGATGATTCGAAGTCAAATGAAGACAACGAAAAAATCTGCGAATAGAATACATAAAAAAGTCAAAAAGGGTGAAGGTAATATCAAAGCGTGGGTTCAATCTAAAATAACAAAGGCAACAGATTACTTAGATGGTGTTGCTGATTACTTAGATAATAAAGAAGAATAGATTATGGTTGATAATGTATACCTTGGTAATCCTAATTTAAAAAAAGCAAATACACCGATTGAATTTTCTGAGGAGAATATTCTTGAGTTTATGAAGTGTAAGAATGATCCTGTTTACTTTGCAAAAAAATATATCAAAATTGTTTCTCTTGATGAGGGATTAGTTCCATTTAATCTATACCCTTTCCAAGAAAAATTAGTTAAGAATTTTCATACAAATAGATTTAATATATGTAAGATGCCTCGTCAGACTGGTAAGTCAACGACTGTGGTATCTTATTTACTTCATTATGCAGTGTTTAATGATAATGTTAATATCGGTATTCTTGCAAACAAGGCAAAAATTGCAATGGATTTGCTTGGAAGATTGCAGACTGCATATGAAAATTTACCGAAATGGATGCAACAAGGTATTATTGCTTGGAATAAAGGTTCATTAGAATTAGAAAACGGATCAAAGATATTAGCAGCATCTACATCTGCATCCGCTGTTCGAGGTATGTCATTCAACATTTTATTCTTGGATGAATTTGCTTTTGTTCCGAATCATGTTGCTGATGACTTCTTTGCATCTGTTTATCCTACAATTTCTTCTGGTACACAAACAAAAGTAATTATTGTTTCTACTCCTCGTGGTATGAATCATTTTTATCGTATGTGGCACGATGCAGAAAAGGGAAAGAGTGATTATATCCCAACTGATGTTCATTGGTCAGAAGTACCTGGTCGTGATGAAGTTTGGAGAGAACAAACAATTGCAAACACATCAGAACAACAGTTTAAAGTTGAGTTTGAATG